CCCCGCCACCACTGAGACAGTTGCAATGCCCCAGAACACATAGTACCAATGTGATTTAATCTGTTTCATCATTTGAAGTTACACTCCACCATAATTTCTGTCATTGCTGCTAGTAGATTGATCTCCTGATCAGCAACGAATGCTATCTGATACTGATACTTTGCGATGATCAGTACAGCAGCAGGGATACTACGTGGTTCTAACTTCGCATACAATGAGTCGTATAGAGTACGTAGTATGATATTGGGATCATTGTCTAAGTTATCAACAACCCACTGTCTAACATTACTATAATCTTTCCTTGATAAGAAGTCAACTAACTTGTCAATGTTAGTATCAATCATAGCAGATAATATACCTGTGTCAATACTTCCAGAGGTAGAATATCTCTGTAGTTCATTGAGCACACGTCTCCAATCTGGGAAGTGTCTTTGTATAAGTTCTGCTACTACCTTCTTATCATATGCTACCCCTTCTTCATCCAATATATTATTCAACCTACTGAAGAACGATGCCATGATCTGTTGCTTCTCATTCTTCTGTATACCAAACTCAATACAACTACACCGTGAGTGGATAGGTTCGATTATCTTGTTCTTGAAGTTACAAGTGAATATGAACGAACAAGTCTTATGAAATTCCTCAATGAATCCACGGAGGAGAAGTTGTACGTCGTGAGTGGTATTGTCTGCCTCATCAATAATAATGACCTTGCGTGAGGATCCACCCAAGAGGGAAACAGTTGATGCAAAGTTTTTCGCTTGACTCCTGACGGTATCAAGGAACCTGCCCTCGTCAGATCCGTTAATAACATAATAGTCTACTCCTAATTGTTTACATAATGCCTTGGCAACAGTGGTCTTACCGATCCCTGCTGTACCAGACAGTAATAGATTAGGTACGTTGCCCTGATCTACTATCTCTTGGAATGTATCTTTGATACGTTTGGGTAAGATACAATCCTCAATCTTCTGGGGTCGATACTTCTCGACCCAAAGGAAGTCACTCATGCTAAAACTGTGTTAATTAAAATCCGAGTTTGATGCTCGGATGGGGAGTGTCCTGTGTGAACATAACTCCCATCAAATAGTACCATACGTCCTGCCTTTGGAGCAATACGTTGTTTGATAGGCATACTCTGAGGGTAGGACTTCGCCCACTCCTGCTTGTGATCATAGATCACTGTGTCTCCATCACTGTCATTAACATATACTATAGATGCTATATGTTTCTGTGGTACATCAATGTGAGGAGGATGTATGTACCTATCGTGTAGAACTGTCATGTCTAGTCTACACCTTAGAACATGATCTGCCTTCGCTATATCTTGTATACGATATATCAAAGGACGGATTAGAGTTGCGATAGGAGTGTCATCAAACTTATCTGGTTGCCATGGAGGTAGGATACCGATAGAGAAACCGAAGTCCTCTATCAACTCGTCAGCATAGTCTGTGAGAGATTGTGATCCTTGAAAATACCATGGAGTTTTGGCAGGGTCTGTTGCCTCCTGTATCGCTTTTAGATATGTGGGTGATACGAAGTTATCGTATACTGCTATATCAATTTTCCTCATAGGTTGAATCAGGTTCTAGAGCAATGAGGTAAACAACTCCATCGGAGGATACCCACTGACTAGCACCAGACTTACTGATCCTTACATTATAACCTGTGATAGCATTACTATATTCTAACTTGTAGATGTTCTCTGCCTTCAAGTTAAAAGAGAATGTAGCATCAGTTGTACCAACACCAATAGAGTATGTGTTAGATGATGGGTTCTCTCTATCTCTAATCTCAATAGAGACTCTACCATTCTTACCTATGACAGCAATGTCTTCTAAGTGTCCATAGATTGATAGAGCATTCCTGATCCTGTTAAGGTCAGAGGTGTCTAGATCAAACTCACAATCTATACTAGGTAACTGTGGGAACTCAGCAGGAGGTTGCTGTACGATAGAAGGATCAGCAAAGAAATATTTTGCCTGTGTCCTATCAGTTTTAACAGTAACGTATGCTTCGTTGTCAAAGATAAGATCCCCTTGGTTGTCTGTAAGACTCATGACCTTGAGGAACTCGTCTAGATCATAGATGGCAAAGTCCTGTGGGAATGATTCTTCGATAGGTGTCTTAGCAAGAACATTCTTTTGGATTGATAAAGAAGAAATTTCATTTCCTTCTTTGAATTGGATCGACCTATTAATCTTTGACATATTGATCAAGATCCTGATGGTGCGATCAGAAAGTTTCATAGGGTTCAGAGATGCTGTCACGTGATTTTTCAGTAAAATGATATAAGAGTACGCAATAATGAATTGCTTTAAGAATGTCCCTGCTAGGGAATCCCTTCTTATCGTATCGAGACAAATACTTAATAGCATTTGAACGACAGAAAGCAGGGGCATCGCCCACTGCTTCGATAAGATCTAGAGTCTGTACGTTTGTCTTGTCTGAGGTGTAATGACCCTTGTAGGTGCTAGTGATATAATCCATAGCATCCTTGAGTCCTTGATCCTCATTGTACTTACAACGTAGGGTATTGTCTTCAATACCCATTGTTTTTTCTTCGATGCTTTCGATAGATTGTCGTAGCATTTGCGTTGCTGATTCTTTGTCCATAATCTATACTACACTGTTGTTCCCACTTTGTCAACGTCAGAGTTGAACTCAACGTCAGCATCCACTTTGTCATACAACTCTTGGAATGCTTGCTTAGTCTCGTCATCGAATCTGTTGATACAAGTAGAGATTGCTTTTGCCTTATCGTTGAAGATAGCATATGCCTTGGCAATGTGTACAAGTCTACGTGTTGAGATGACTTCATCAATACCACCATCCTTGAATGTTCTACGGATGATGTCTGCCCAATCACATAGGTGCTTGATGTAACCCTTATCTTCACAGTGGAAGGCAAGAATCTTTGCTTCGGTTACAGGTGTGGGATACTCCTGCTCGAATGTGATAGGGAATCTCTCAAGGAATGCTTCGTTCAATACGTTAGTACCTACGAATCTTCCGTCATCAGATCCCTTACCTTTAGTGTTAGCAGTAGCGATCACTGTGAATCCTGCTGCGGGTCTCACATACCTACCGATCTTCTTAAGGAAGACACCCTTGCCTTCTAAGATAGATTGTAGACATAGTACCTTGTTAGATGCTAGGTCAACCTCGTCTAGTAATAGAACAGCACCCTTCTCAAGTGCTTCTATGACAGGACCGTTATGCCAAACAGTGTCCCCATCAACAAGACGAAAACCACCAATAAGATCATCTTCATCAGTTTCAATAGTAATGTTTACACGGATCAACTCACGATTCAACTGAGCACATGCTTGCTCAACTGAATAAGTCTTACCGTTACCAGATAGACCAGTGATGAACATAGGGTAGAACTGCTTAGATCTCAAGACTTTCTTGACATCGTTGAAGTTACCGAATGGTACGAACTCAGCGTCCTTAACTGGAACTAAGTTTTGTACAACTGTCTGCTCTGTTTTTAGTGTAGCAGATGTTGTAGGAGTTGTCGAGGGTGAAGCAACAAATGTGTCTTCAAGTGCCTGTCTCTGTGAAGCAAGAGACGCAAGATTCCACTTACCTTTAGTGTTAGGTACTTTGTACTTCTTAAGTTGCTTTGCGATAGTAGAGTAACGGATACCTACCTCTGCGATGTACTCATTGACTTGAGTAGATGTTACGTTGTTACCGTAACGTGATTGTAGTTCTTGTGCTCTGTTCTTAGAAGACATAATGTTGTGTGAATTGCTTATGTAATAATAATATAGCCTTCTGTACCACTTGTGAAGCTATTGTAGACACTTATTTTATTGTCACATCTGATCCACCATAGGTGCCAAACTTACCACGGATGAATACGTCGAATGCTACTGCGTATCTCTCTCTGTCCGTTAAGTTTTTCTCTACGTTATGTATAACCTGACTAGGAAAAACTACCAACATACCATTCTCAGGTTTCAATCTCCAGTTCTGTTGTGTGTATTGATTAAAGAAGTCTACGTCAGGAGATAGGGTAGGCATAAAAAAATTAGTATAATGCTGTCCTTTTTCTATGACCAGATCTCCACTATGCTCACTCACATCTAGGTAGTATATACCTGAGAATATACTATTCATATGACAATGATTCTGTGCCCAGTCGTTAGGCATATGTTTGATACCCCATGCTCTACACACATCAATGTAAATGTATTGTGATACCTTTAATTGTTGATGGGCAAAGTATTTTACTGCGTCAGATATCTCATGCTTAAGTGAACGTAATTCTTTGTTGCTGAATATGTCTCTAGACCTAGAGATATACCCATTGTCCATGGATGTTCTATCATATTCTAGTGTCTTTACAAAATCCAACCACCCCTGCTTCAGAGGTATCTCACTCTGGAAGACAGGGGTAGGGAATAAACTATGTACCTGTGGTCTCATGCTATAACTGAGATAAACTCATTCAATATTCTCTTAGATGAAGTCTTACCTTTTTGTGACCTCTTGAATGCTCTGGAGATGTCTTGCTTACGTGCGTCCTCTTTGACAGTGAACTCATTGTCAGATTCATCTAGAGTTGTTGTATGTATATAGAGAGATCTGGTGTATGAAGAATCGTGGTCGATGAATGACTTGTGCTTTCTCCACTCTGACTTTACCTTCTCCTTCTTATCGAAGTCCATGTCCCATGTCACTCTGTTGAACTCATGACCAGAGCATAGTCTGATAGAGATAACGTTAGTGCTAGGGAAGTTATCCTTTAGGTTCTCAACAAAGATGTCTGTGTGACTTGAACCATAGTAATCGTAACCGAATGTCTTGTAGATTCTACCTACCTTACGGTCACGTAACTGACAATCAGAGATGTTACCTGATACAAGTTTGTCGTAGTCATAGTGACCCCACTTCTTGTTTCTCATGATGTATGAACCTTCTCCGTCAGTTAGGTTAATGATGTGTGACTTCTCTACATTGTTCTTCTTGATGAACTGAGGAAGAATCTGCTTCATTGAGATGATTGCTTCGTTAAGTGGTGTACCTGATAGGTATAGAGGGTAAGGTACATTGTAACGTGAGTGTCTATATGTCATGCTGAAGGCAAGTCTGAACATATACTTCATAACTTTGTCAAGATCCTTAGTCTTGAGTTGACTAGAAGCAAAGTTGAGCATGTTGAATCCTTCGATGATAACTTCATCCTCGATAGGGTTGTCAACTCTCTGTGGATCTTTACGATTCCACTCATTAGTGAAAGCATATACCTCGAATGGAATGCCTGTCTTCTTACAGAACTGGACTAGGTTTAGCAACTGCTTCATGGTGCTGAAGAGTACGTTTGACATTGAACCAGACCAATCTAGGTTGAAGATTAGACCATGATTCTTACCGTCAGGTGTG